CTTCACGGTCACATAGTCTATATAGGTTGAGCCGTCGTCATGCGTGCCCGTAACTTTGAAGACTATAGTCTGCGAGGTAATACCGAGTTTAGCACCTTCCTCGCACTTTATTGTAGCTACATTGCTGCTGATAGAGCAAGAAACATTACTGAGCGTAGAACTGTATTTTTGGATAGATGAGATATTACATTCATGCCCATCTACGAGAAGGCTAAAACCAACTTCCTCTCTGAATGCCAGAAGAGCATTGCCATCGCTGTCTGTCGGTATAGTGACAATATCATCGGAAGACTTTGCCTTAGGCGCATGCTTGCCGAAATGTGCATATTCCGCAGGCTCAGAAAACGCTCCCCAATGACCGTTTGTAGATACTCGCTTGCTTACCCATTCGTAAGGGTTGGCAGCAGTTACGCCCGTAGGATCATCCGTCCATCCGCTAGGAACAAATTCCTTATCCGTGCGCTGATATTCCGTGTTTGTCGCATAGGTGTCAGGTGTAGGGTTGGAAGGAGCTGTATCTTGCAACTTAAAAATATACTCAATACCCTTACCATCCTTACCGAATGCCACCACAGGTACAGATTCCTTGTCGAGCATGTTATTATTACTGTCATAGAGAGCGAAAGTAACCATCTTGTCTGATACTGACACAGGTACATCTGATCCGATACCTACGGAAGTCGTAGCATTCTCGCTCTTTCCGTATTTCAACGACATTCCAGCAGGAAGGGCTGTCAGCTTGTATCGCTTGTCGTCTGACGATGTAGCATAGACATCGCAGCTTACGGAATTAACTGTCGTGTTTCCGTCCTTATCAATCACGATGCTGTCCGCAGAAGGTATCAGCTCATAGACTACGGTATCAGATGATTTGAGGATAGTCAACTCCCTTGTATACTCATAGTTAGCTCCTGCATATCTGCCAACAACCGTGATATTCATCTTCGTAATCTGAGCGAGGGTATCGGCAGTAAGATTATCCGCATCAATGGTAATCACCTTTGCCTTACCCTCAATGCTCATCGAAGTCTTTAAACCAGCTACCTTAGAGATATTGAGCGAGGAAATCGCCCATGGCTCGTTATGATACATCAATGAAACCTTAGTCTTGATAGGCAAGCCTATGTACTTAGCTGTCTTGGTATTCCATGCAACCGATGCGCTCTCATTGCTTAGGTCGCACACCATAAATGGGAGCGTGTCATGCTGTATGCGGATAGGCATCTGCACCATCTTTGAGGTCTTGCCTTCCAACTCTACCACAATCGTTACCATGGCATCCGTAGCCTTACGCATTGCATCATAATCGAAGTTAGCATCGTCATTTGTTCCAGCCACTCCATCCTTGATATTGCGGATAGCGGTGACAAAGATGGTAGAGTTCTGCACCATCACCTCACAATCTTCGCTCACGGCATGCACACGATAATGACCTGCTGTCACGTCCTCAGTATTACCATCCTCTTCCAGCAGAATATCCATACCCTTGCGCACGAATACAGCCGTAGAGATACGGTACTGTTTTGTAGTCTTCTCCTCGTCCTCGGTATAGAGACCATTTATGACGTTGCCCATATCATCTACCGTGATGACGCTTTGGTATTGCGAGAGACTTACATCATAAGCCTTCGCCTCCTCACGCAAGTCATCCAGTCCAGAAAGACCTTGCAGATAATTGATGTTACCTCCGAAGTAGATGTTGTCCTGAACATAGATACCATTGCCTTCAGGTCGCACGGTAGAGCCATCCTTCTTGACAAGGGTCAGACCGCCCAGCCAGCCGTATCTTGCCACACGGTTCTGCGGCAGCACTTTCCAGTTGCATACACCATCCAGCACCTCGATATAACTGTTTCCCCTCGAAGAGAAATACATGCTGCTCTGGCGCTTATCATCGGTAAAGCTACCATACTGGGCAAAATCCATATAGGCACAAGGATCCGGAGTCGCCTCCGAACGTTTACCATATTCGAATACGAACTTACCCTTCTCGCTAGTGATGATTTTCTTCACATAAAAGTAAGTAGTGAAGAAACCTTTATGCAGAACGAAGTTGCAATCATCCAGCGCACCTTCAGTATTTTTATCCGCACCATGGACGTTATCTATATCGGCATAGATACCGCGGCAGATATCTCCCACCTGCAGAGATCCGTAATCATTTCCCTCCAGATGAAGAGAGATGATGTGCTTCTTGGTATCTACACTCTCGATGGTTCCATAGCCGTTGGTATTCCATTGCTCCGCTTTGGTTACAGAGATTTCGTTGAAGACAAACTTAGGAGCAGAGATAAACTGACGGACGAACAGGCTGTTCATCTCTGCGTCACCATTATTATCGATACTTGCGCCGGAACCATAAGCCCCAGAAACGAAATTGTATGTCATGAAGGCATAGAGTTTCGCTAATCCCTCGCCAGTTATCTGGCTCTTTCCGTCTCCAAGCTTCAATCCTTTCAGCAGGGATATCACATCCTCGAAGGTAATCTTACCTTTAGCCGTATCGTCTATATCCTTGCGCAGCATCTTCTTTTCGAGCGCACCTCCAGGAGTGCAGTCGTCTGCCATACCTGCCTTTATTCTGTCGCCCTGGTACAGGATATAACCGTAATCATAAGAAAGTCCGTTCAACACTTCGATATTGAAATGCTGATGGCCAATACCTCCCCCGCCACTATATCGGTCGGTAAGAGTACTTGCAAAGTAGTTAAAGAGAGCGTCTGCAGTAGTAACACCCCATGTTTCTGAATATGGCTCCTGAACAGGGAAGAGTACCCCTCCACTCAGCAGCTGACGTGGGAACTCAACTAAGCGAGGGGCGATAGTAAAATTTCCGATTTCGGGTAGATGGATATCCATCTGTTTGAAATCGCTGGCATCTGACCTCGTGAGGTTCAGGTACGGACGGGCATCTGAATATTTATATGTGAAGGTATAGTTCGAAGGCAGCTCCTTCGCCTCGTAGTTCACGTCACTCTCGGTAACGGTTATCTTACGAAGAGAATTGCCATGGTAAACATACTTACCCAGAGACGGGAAGAAATCGAGCATCCACAGGCGCTCCTTCTTGTCCAGGAATCCGGTGTTCTTCTTAAACTTGCGGGTGGTATCTACGCGGTATTCCTCAGAGTCCTCCTCTATTTCTGCCACATTGTGGGTATGCTCTGCAGTATTTTCGCTGTTGCCGTAAGCGCGGAAACAGTCTACACCTCCTAGCGAATTCTCGAAGAGGAACCACTCTTCTTCTTCGCTCTTCATGTCGCTAGCATAGTAGCGTTGTACGTAGGTAACCCGCTTCCCATCCTGTTCTACCCAGATATCGTAATAAGATGGCTGGATAGAACCGCCTATCTTCTTGGCGATAATGGCGTATTGTACCGGCACGGTATAAACGGTTCCGGCATTCATATGGTTCATCAGTACCACTTCCTTCTCTTCGTAGGCGGTCCCATTCCACATGTATGCCTTGCACTTCATCACGCTGGTGGCAGTTGCGTAATAGGTAAGGAATTCCGGAGAATAATAGGTTACGGCCTTCACCTGCGGCTGCCAGGTGAGGAAATTGTTTTTCAGAAAATTGGTAGCCGAATCAGAGAGTCTGTCCACACCGGCACGTATCACGGAGAAGGTGAATTCCTTCTTGCTGCCTTCGCTGCCAACCTCGTAAAGTGTCGCCACAAAGGATTTCATGATGTTCGGCTGAGCATAAGGTTCACTACTGTCCTTTACCTCAAAGCTGAGAAGAGGAAGGATGATATCCTTGACGGATAACGTAATCCGGTTCTTATCGTTCGGCGTATAAGTGTGCTGAACGATGTTTGCGCTTGAGCCTTTATAGCGTAGAGCGAAAACCACATCAGCCTTCGAGGTACTGAATATCTCAAAGGCATTCATGGAGCCTACCATGCTCAGAGCATCTGGATATAATAAAACCTGTATCATCTTAAAATTGCTTTGATTATATTGCAAAGTTAAGATAATACAGGTATATAACAAAGGACAATATCCTACGAAATCGGTATGCATTCCAGCCAGACGGTCGTACAATGATATACCCATTTGCTGTGACGGAACATCGTAGCATGTCGGGTCTTCTGGCTGACATAGGACTTCTGGAGACCGTATTTCTGCCCCACATACTCAGCTGAAGGAAGAGGAGGATAGATAATCTTGAAGGTGCGGTCCTTGTCGTCTCCCGACTTCTCGTATGCATCCTTGGTTGCCTCTACCGTCTTCTCATGGCCAACCCATTTATACTGGCAGCTCATGGCAGGCATCACGTCTATCAGGCGGTCAGCTTCTTCGATGGGAGTTGTCAGGGAAATGGTTCTGAGTTCGCTTTCCGTAGGCTCACTTTTTCCGCCTAGCGTAAACTTCAACTTGTTGAAGAAGAAGCTCACGCCTCTTATCACAATCTTGGCATAGGAAGCCAGGTTCTGTTTCTGCGACTGGGTGAGCAGCAGTTTCACCTTGAGTTCCTGGAGTGAATTCCTCAGAAGGAGGTCGTACTGGCGGTAGAACTTCTCAAAGATTCCGTCATCCCCGTTATACACCAGGGCATAGTCAAAGATTTTCTTCTCCATGGAACTACTCTGCGAATCTGCTTCAGAATCCTCTCCATACCCATAGTGGATATCGTAGGCTGTCACGGTTCCGCAAGGCATCCCGTCGCTTGACACGTAGGGGAAGGCAAGCATTACAGGTGTAGTGACGGCATCCTCGCTGCTCTCTGAGTTTTCCTCGGTAGCCACCTTCATCGAAGAATTGAGCGTTGCATAGTTGCCGACATAAAGAAATCTGCCCATATCTCTGCTGATACTGTCATCATCGGTGGTCTGCCTATACTGCAGGGTGCGTACTTCCGGTATCAGCTCAGGTATCTCGATATCCTGGGTGTCGGTATCATCCTCTCCGGTATCGTAACTCTGCGAACACTCGCCTATCTTCGACCTCACATGATAGTTGCCGGAATAGCCATCCTTGTAGAAGCAGCCGTCTACCTTATTGAAATAGGCGCCGGAATTCTTTGCCACCATGTCCTTCAGATCGTCATAGCTGTCTTCTGCATCACTGTCTGCCTGATGCTTGCTGCGCAGAACCACGCGCTTGTAGTCGGATGCTGTCTTATAGGATAAAGTAGGTTCTTCGGTCATCTGGCGGGTAAGATCTGCCACCGGTGCACTGTCTACCACATCTCTCAGAAAGATGATGTTTGCCTGGTGCGTTCCCTCGTCCGATACGAACTCGCAGAGAAACTTTTTTCTGAAAACCGAGAGGAAATCTGATACCGAGACATCAGGCAGGAGGTCCTCGATGCGGATGTGGCCATTTACCATCACGTCTATCACATTGTTCACCAAAACCATCTTGCTGAACGGTTCCGTCCGGGTAAAGAAATTCTCCTGCAGCTCATACCCGAAGTGCTTGAACACGCGCTTCAGGACATAGTTGGCACGGATGAAGGGAGAGATGTAATAACCGGGAGTAAGACTGATCGGGATTTCGTTGACGTACTCCACCCGGTTATAGGCGCCCTGGAATACGGAGCAGTCTACCCCGTCTCCGTTCTTGCAGCAGAACAGCTTGAAGTCGTAGACGTCCGGGGCTGCCACCTGTTCGTATCCTCCGCTGTCCTTGAACTTCCAGACAGTAGCATCCGGAAAATCCCGCTTGGCGCCATATCCGTTCAGTATCTTGTAATTGTACCCCTCATCCTTGCCTGAGTCATCTGTGAGCAGAACGGGAAAGATATCGTAATTCTCGTTGCTTCCTCCCACCAGCGACTTGCAGAACTCGATGCACTCCTCGATGGTGCTGCATCCCGGTACCATCTCGTCCTTGAAAATGCTCTTCAGTTTTACGTTCTGTATCTTGGAGTAGAAGGATCCGTCGTTGATGTAGAAGGATGAAGAGATGTTCCCCTTATGCTGGGCAGAGAGGATAATCTGCCTGCACTGGGCAAAGTATTCCCCGTCCTCGATGCTTACGTTGGCTGCCACCAGTTTTTCTCTCAGGCCGAACGTGTCGGGATAGCCCAGTATCATGCGGTTGTAGTCGCTTGCCGGAATATCCAGCGGAGAGGTCGTCTCCCCGTAATCATTGAAGAACGGGTTAGTACGTTCTACCTCCAGCTTGGCTCCTTCGCCAAGCTGGTAGGCTTTTCCTTTATCTAGATTCGTTATTTTCATGTCTCGGAGATTTTTATTTCTTTGCAAACTTTCTCGCCTGGTTTCTCAATTCCTGCTGGGCATCGAGGTCAGAGAGCGATACGAAGGCGCGGATTCCATTGGTCCGAAGCTCCCTGAACAGCTCCAGGAGCTCGTCATTTTTACGTCCCGACGCAGAATTTCCGGCATCACGATGCAAAAAGTCCTGCGTCCCGACGTAGGAATCTGCCCCACTAAGACTTGGTACGGAGCGGGTACGGAGCGGGTACGGAGCAGGTCCCTGCTCGATATTGCCACCCAAAGCCCTGCCCTGCATGGCAAGCAGATACTTGCCCAGGTCGAAGGTTCTTATCTGGCCGGCACGCTGCGCTGCATCCATCAGATTGATGAGCGGAGCGATGGTAGGATTCTCCAAGGCTGCATTCGATGCCACCCACTCCTTGCTCCTGCCTCTAGGACCCTCGCCCACAATAACGGTAGGATGGTCTACATACCCACGCTTACCTGGTGCGAATTCGGCATTGAAGTGCTTGCCGTCCTGTTCCCGCTCCACGTCGATGTGTCCTCCACTCTCTCTTCCGCTGGCTACGCGGCCTCCTGCTGAAGAGGTTCCGCTGGCTGATCCGTTAAGGGTCATTCGCTTCACCTTCTGGCGCTCGGCATTCGCCACGGCCAACTGGGCTGCACCCGTCACACCCATCAGGGCAGCTGCCACGCTTCCGGCTATCGGACCCATCTCGCTGTATGCCTTCATGATGGAGGTGGCAGTATTCGAGATGATCTGAGCTACCTGCATGGCGAAGTTCACGTCGGCATACTTCTTCTGTATCTTCAGCTTCTCGTTGGCTTTCTTCTTTTCCAGCTTCTCCTGAAGGGCGGTATTACCCTCGGCTGCCTTGATTTCGGCATCATACTTGGCATCCACGTTCGCCATCTCGGCATTCTGCAGCGCACCCACGGCGTTGCTGAAGAGTTCGGTGTAGCACTGAGCCTGCTTCATGAAGGATTCCTTCTTCATCTGCTGCACCTTCTTCTCGTGTTCCTCCTGGGTGATATACTGGTTATCGAGTGCCTGCTTCAGTTGCTGTAGCTGCTGGTCGTATTCGCTCTGCTGGTCGAAGCCGAGAGCCTGTCTAGCCTGCTTCTTCTTGTCGTCCTGCTGATCAAGCTGCTCTTTATGCTTGGCGATGTATTCCTTTTCTATCTGCTTCTGGGCATCCTTGTATGCCTTCTCTACCTGCACGGTGTCCTCGCCGTTCTGCTTGGCTAGGTCGAGAGCTGCCTGATAATATCCCTTCAGTATCTCCAGCTTCTGGTCGCGCTGCTGTTCCAGGGTCAGTTCCTGCTGCGTCTCCCCTTGTTCCATCACCTTGGCAAGTGCATCCTGATAAGCCTGCTCGGCTGCCACCTGCTGGTCGAAATGCGCCTGTTCTGCCTTGCGCTGGTTGTCCAGCTGCTTATCCTGGAGTGATTTCTTCTTCTCTCCGTCCTTGATGCCGATGTTCTGCGACTGCTCGCTGTAGGAGGTCTCGATAGCAAGGATGTTGGCAGTATGCTGGGTCTTCAGCGCCTGCATGGCGAGGTCGTATTTCTCCTGAGACACCTGCTTCTGGGCGAGAGCCATGTTCCAGTTGTTCACGTCCTGCTGATAGTCCTGGTTGGCAGCATCGATATCTGCCTGGCGGTTTTCAGAAAACTTCTTCGATGCGATATCGTCGGGGTTCGGGGCTGATGATGTTCCGGTGGTATGACCGCCGCCCGTTTTTCCGCCGCCATTGCCGCCGATATTGCTGTCTGGAACCTCCGGATCCGTAGCATCCTCCACGGTCTGGTGCATGATGTCTTTGCCGTAGGCGTTTCTTATGATGCCAATCTGTTTGTCGATCTGGCTGATGCCATCAGTAAGCGATTCTACTTCTGACTTGAAACGGGAGAAGGCATCCACCTGCGTGTTTCCGGTAGCGCCCCATGAGGTGGTATACTGGAAGCCACGGGCGTTCTTGGCATCAGCCAGACGGCTCTTCGCCTTGGTGAGCTTAATGGTGAGCCCGGCACGCTGCTCGGCAAGTCCCTGTATCTGCTTCTTGGCGCCCTGCACCTCGTAGAGTCTTACCAGACTGTTGATGTAAGCATCCAGTGCCTTATTCGATGCCTTGAATTTCTTGGTGGTCTTGTCGATGGTGGCATTGTAATGAGGAACTATCCTGTTGAGTGCCTCGGTAGCCTTGAGTCGCTCGTCCATGGAGAGTTTCTCGTCCTTGGCCACCTTGATCAGGTTTTCCAGCTTCAGCTTTTCCTCCACCACCTGCCTCTGGGCTTCTGCCTTGATGGCATTGAGCGCCTTCTGTGCCTGAGTAGCTGCATCGGCAGCCTTCTTCATCTCCCATAGCTTCATGGCGAGGAGTACCACTCCCGTAGCTATCAGTCCGAAGACGCTTGCCTTCATCGTTGCGTTCATGGCGGTCCAGGCATTCTTGGCAAGCGTCACCCTGCCCGTGAGCAGATAGAAGCCTGCCTGCAGCAGCTTCAGGAGTCCGGTTCCGGTAGCGCATATCACGTTCCATGCCTGCTGGGCTGCGGCAGCACCCTTGGTCACGACGATATTCGCCTTGATGGCGTTGCTGGTGGCAATCGCTACAACCGTGAAGGCTGCAAGCAGGATGCCGAGCGTCTTCACCACGCCCTGATGCTTCACACACCAGGAAATGAGACTGATGGTGTTCAGCTGCATGTCTGCATAGGCATCATCCCACTGTTCCTTGAGGGGAAGGATTTCGTCACCCAGCGCCTTCTGGGCGTTCTGCAGTTCTACCGTCTTCTGTGCAGCCCGGTCGGCTGCACTGATATAGGTTTCTCCTGCCTCGGCAAGCTGGGTATCCACAATCTCTGCCACAGCCTTCATGAAGTCGCCCGTCTCCTTGGTCTTCTCCGAGATTTCTGCTGCAGAGATACCCAGGTTATCGAGAATCAAAGGAGACTTGCGTCCGAGACCGGTCACGATACTGTTGGTCATGTAATCTACCGACTGGCCCGTCTGCTGAGCCTTCAGCTGGGCAAACTCCAGATACTTGCCCAGGTCTTCCAGCGGAATGCGGAAATCGTTAGCCTGTACGGCAGCCGTCATCAGCTGTACATCATTTACGGTACCCTTGGTTGCCTTGCGGAGGTTGTCAAGCAATCCTTCCTGGTTCAAGCCATTGAATGCCTTGGTCACACCGTCTGCCTGCTCTGCCATCTCGAGACCGCCATCAATGAGCTCTGCGATGGAATCCTTGAACTCTCTCGCTTTTTCTCCGAAGAGCTCTGCACCCTTGGTCAGCAGGTTGCCCAGAAGCACACCGTTCACGGTGTCATCAGATGCAAGTTCTCCTAGACTCTTGGCGTTCTGCTTCAGCTCCGAGATGCGGGAATTCACGTCCATCAGGCGCTGTTCCAGCACGCCGTAAGCCTCCGGATTGAGCGACTTCACGGTGTTGTCCATCTCCTTCTGCAGGCTTTTCTGCTGTTTCTTCAGCTGCACCATACTCATATCCAGGATATTGATCTGGCTGGTCTGCTCGCCTATACGGCTGGTGAGCGTGCGGATTTCCTTGCTGGTCTCGGTGTATTGCTTCTTCAGGTTCCTGTAGGCTTCCGACTCTTTTCTTCCGGCTGCCTCCAGGCTGATCATCTGGCTGAGTCGCGCCTTGTTCTCTGAGCGAAGTTTCTTGCTCTGCTGCTCCAGGGTGTAGATGGCTTTCTGCGCATCGGCAGTCTTCACATCTACGGTATATCGGATTTCGTCTTCCGTCAAATGTTTGTTGGCCATAACTTATGATTTTTGTGGGTTGAGTGATTTTTCCAGTTCCTGACGGATGCTGTTCCGTACTTCATCGTTGAAGCCGTAGCGGAGTTTAGGGAACGTTTCGTGATACAATACGCCCCATACTACGCGGTTATACAGTGCCAGGTTCCTGCGCTTGAACTTGCTGATGCGGTCGTTGCGCTGGCGATACTGCATGTCGAGGAAACGGAGATAAGGAAGGATGCGCACGAAGATGGTGCGGTTCTCGCCCGATATCTGACTGTCGAACGAGTGAGCGGAGAGCATGGTGAGCAATCTGCCGGTACGGCGCTGGTAGTGATTGCGCACCACGTTCTCCTGCGTGGAGTATATCTTCAGGATGCCTTCCTGAAGAGTCTCGTGAACGAATTTCTTTTTAACAAGACTGTCTGTTACCATATTCTTTGTACATTACTAATTAGTAATGCAAATATAGTAACAGACAGACGAAGGGCAAAGGACTACAACCTATCTCTTGAGGATGCAGATCCGATATAGAGGATACCCTATCAAGGGTGTAAGAATGGTGCAGAACAGAAGGTAGAGCACCCAGTAGGCGGGAACCCTGCTCTTAACCAGGAATGGCATCAGTACTACTGCTATGATGGCAGAGTAGCCTTGTATATACGTTATCAGTCCCATAATCTCGATATTTTAATGCGTTATTGATTCTCGGGTGCAAAGATACACCTCTTTTTCTGAAAAACAAAATTTCCGGCTAAGAAAAAATGGCTACCCATCACGGGCAGCCATCCTTTAAATTAGAGAAGTAAATTGTTTACCAAAAAAATGGTTCTTAATAATAATTGCTTATATGACGAAAAAATTATTTTCCCGCAATCAGCTTTCCCAGCTTCTCGTGCATCTCTTTGAGCTGGTCGTCGGTAATGCCCGAGATATACATGCCGTTCATGCTGAGCATGTATTCGCATACCGGCTTGCCGGCGTTCATAACCTCGCACTCCTCAAAGATAGGGTGCATTCTCTCCTCCTCGATGTTGGCTGCGGCCTTAGCTGCAACATCTGTATTCTTGCTGTTCATAATCTGCTTAATTAAATTATTTGTCGTTATTGTCGTTCTCTTCATTTACAGACTCCTTGAGCATGCAGGCATGAAACATGGCTTTTCTGAAGTCTTCGTTGTTCTCAAGGGCTGCACATGCGATATGGGCGAGTTCAATATCTTCGCCGCCATTGCCTACGGCTAGGCCACGTGCATCTTCGTCGCTGGCGTTCTCGGTACCTGCGATAATGAAGAAGGCTCTCCTCTTGTCCTGCTTGACCCATTCATCCAGCATATCTGTCACCTTCTGGATAAGCTCTATCGCCTTAATATCCTCGGGAACTGGGCAGGAAGTGCCTTTGCCCACTCTATCTGCCTTGGTGAAATTCTTATTGTTCTTCATCGCTCACTCCTCCATCTTTAGGCTTTGGTCGGCACCATCCTTCGGGGTACATCTGCTGAGAGTCTTCGGCAAGATTTGCCCCCCCCGAATTGCGGTAAGCCTCGAAAATCTTGTGGCGCTTGTTCTGCAGTGCCAGGTTCTTCAGGGCGTGGTCGCTCTTCAGTTTAGCATAATTCTCATTGAATTCCTTGTTCGCCTTGCTGAGGGTTTCACGGATGTTGCACTCTGTCTGCTCGAATATTTTCCGCTTGTCGTTGACATGCATTTTAAACGCAAGTTTTTCTTGCTGAAGCGCGCGGTTGGCGCCTTGACAAAAGGTCTTCTGGTCGTCAAGGTCCTGCTGAAGCTCTGAGCGCTTATGCTCATACTCCTCACGCTCCTTGTTGATGGCTTCGGTGTTCTCTACTAACTGACGATGAAACTCGTCGGTGGTCATTACCTCGGCTGCTGCCTGGGTATTGATATTCTGTTCCTGATTGTTACTCATAATTAAAAATGTGAATTTAAACGTTTATACTCTGCCATGTTCATACTGCACGGCTCCATGTATATATCTCTGGTATTCGGTGCGGAATAATACTGGCCGTCGAGCCAGACGATGATGGCACGATCGTTTTTCAAATCCTTGTAGATTCTGATTCTGCCTCTGCGGTTTCCGTCAAGCCAGCACCACAGTTCTATCTTATCCGGACCCATGCGCTTGCCGGTGTACTGATAGTATAGCGATCTCAGTACCGCCTTGGCAAGCAGATGATGCGTGCGCTTGCGCTGTTTCTTCTTTAATCTTTTCATAATTCTGTTTGCGTTATTAATTCTTCGCTGCAAAGGTACGGAATTCCTGCCTTCCAGCAAAGGACAAACATATGAGTGATGTCTGGCTATTTTCCCTCCTCTTCTACCGGACGCCAATATACGGCGAAGGTGTTGCACTCGGCGAAGCTGTCGGCATCGCTATCCTCGGTCCAGATGAAGGGAATGCCGCCATCATAGCGCATTCCGTCGGCAAGCATTACGCTCTCACGGTGGTCATCGGGCGTGCGGGGATCATGGAACCTTACCCTGGCTCCCTTCTTGAAACCGTCTGCCACCTTGAGGAACGCTCTCGACTTGAAGATATACATTCTGTTCTTGAATATCTTGAACTGAAGCAGTCCGCTATGCGTCATGTGGCATACCTGCTTGCTCAGCTCCAGACCATCCTTGTGAGAGATAGAATTGCAGTCTGCGAGACCTACACGGGTAATCGTAGTGTCGGGATAGAACATCTTGTACTCGGCAAGACGCTCCATAACATCTCCTATTACATCAATCTTTGCCATAACTACATCACCTCCCCTCCCATAAGAAAGCCACCTAATACAGCTGCTGCCATGAAGGCAAAGAAACCTGCCATGGTCATAGCTACTTCGCCATACGTAACCGCCTCCTCGCAAAGGTAGGAGAAGGTCTCGCTCCTGGTCTTGGCGAGCTTCCTGATTTCACACTTGAGGGCCTTCATGCCCTCCTCTACGCTGATGCCTGCAGGGCGCACCTGAGCATCACTAATCAAAATAGAATTCTGCATATCGCATCATCTGTAAACCATTAACAGCCGATTGTACAAAAGGGTGGCGGCTGCATTCCCCGTTGGTTTACAGATGATGACTTATCCGGAAGGACTAATCAAATCTTACGGTTCATGCAGCCGCCATTTATTGCGAGAATTATTTCTCCAGTTAGGAAAATATATTTTCCCAGTTAGGAAAAATATTTTTCCCGATTAAGCATAAAAAAAGCCTGCGGCCAGAAGCCATAGGCGAAACGGTCGCCCTGCCGGATAGACTACTATCATCTGTAAACCGGTGGCAAAGGTAAGAAGAAAATCCGGAACCGCCAAATAAAAATCGGGAAATTTTCTCACGATGAGAATAATTAACACTTAAATATGCTGTAGAGCATAAAAATGAGGGGTTTGGGGAATGAAAAAGCCCCGATGCGTTGCTGCACCGGGGCTGATGCGCCACAAGGCTATGGCGACTTCTGTCTTATGGGGAACGATGACCCCAGCCTCATTATATCCTGTCCGCAGCCGCACGCAAGCGATTGGAAACATCGCAAAGTGCTCCACGGAGCATAACCTTTTCTTCTTCGGTAAAACCGCCTACACCACCATTTCCGTCAATGCCATCGAGCTTATGATAAAGCCATGATGCCGATTTCCCGAAATAGGCGTGTGCTATCTCGCGCCATGATACCGTCATCTGGATATCCTGTATGCGCTGCTTTACTGTGCTGTCCTTAGCCTGCTTCATTGTTATTTCCATAATCTTATGCTTTTTAATGCCCTCCCCGAAGGGAGGGGTTCTGTTAATACTTGGTGTAATACTCGGGTGGCTCAATCATCTCATCAAACAGCTGCTGAGCGTACCATAATAACTGTGGGTTACCTCTAGGGTATGACTTTCGGAAGTTTCTGATAGCTTCTATCAGTTCTTCCTCTTTTTCTGTTACTAAAATCTTCTTCATATCGTTTTATTTTAAGACGCTGCAAAGATACTACTATTTTTCGTAGTAGCCAAATATCTAATACGAAAAATCGTAGTATTAACTATGTTTAAGCTTTCTATTCATGAAAAGATAGAAAATGAGCGGGAAAAAGTGTATCTTTGCAGAAAAGAAATGTTTCACCTATTAATATATATAAGGTATGGAAAAGGTAATAACCGGCAAGGTTCGCAAGAACCTGAACGAGCATACAGCTCGCATCATCCTGGAGCGCTCAGACAGATTGGCAAGCAGCACGCTTGAGCAGCTCCGCAAATCTACCGATCGCGCCTACACCATGGCAGGATTCCTGCTCACGGTGTTCATCGCCCTCACGGCGTTTGTATTCTCCAGCCCGTCTTTATGGCAACTTTCTACCGCTGCTGTTCTGTGGGCAGGCATCTTTATTGCGCTATACATCATGGTAAATCAGGTATTGTGGGTTCACTCCTTCAGGCATACAGGCAACGAGCCCAGGAACATGATACAGGAGGAAAACATCGACAGGCTTCTGAAGAATGGGCATAACCAGGAAGAGATGAACAATATATACTCCATCAACACCCTACTCGATGCCATCAGCCACAACCAGGAAATCATCGACCGCAACAGGAGTATTCTTGCCGACCGCTGCGACCATATAGAAAAAGCGATGACGGTGATCAAGTGTACTGTTATCGTCGCCACCGTCATCACCGTCATCTCGTTTCTAGTCTCTGCTCTGGGGATGTATCACGGTTCCGCCATTTGAGCGGTCGTCTCCACCTCCACGCTGAGGAATCCAGTCATCGTCGTCTGTTGGTTTCATAATCATAAAAAAGGGCCCGTGCATCCGGAGAGCAGTCCTTCAGCACGAGCCACACAGCTGTATTTCTTTTCACTTGTTATGTACAAACTCTGCTCAATCTGCACACAACCTTAGTTCTATGTCATCATTACGACTGCAAAGATAGCACTTTTCTTCGAAACCATCAAACATTTTGCTGATTATTTTCAGAAAAGGCACGAAAAAGCCCCGATGCTCTCGCACCAGGGCAAATCCACAAATAGATATATTTGTATGATAGTTACAAAAGTAATTTTGCAATGAGAATTAATAACACACACTTGTGATACATCCATTAATACCTTAATAACCAATATGAGTATTTAAAAAAGATACACTAGCATTATCAACTAACTAACCTAAAAACATGATCTATCTATTATTTGTCTAACAAAATAATCTTGGGATATGAGAGCTGGGTATGCGGGTTCTGGCTTACCACATCCATGCGCACACCCTTGGTTCCATAGCGGAAGAAGAGAAACTTCTTCGGTATGCGATGAACAATCATCTGGAGGGTGTCACGGCTCTCAATGTGTACCTGCATGCTGTCGCCCTCGATTCTGCCCCGCAGGGTTATCCAGGAATCGCTCCAGGAAACAGTCTGCGGGGCATCGGGCGGTCGGTAGGAATCGGAAAGTGGCCGACTGCAGGTGTCTTGAGGTGCCGGCTGTATGGCTGCCTTCACGTCTACCTTGGTAGTGGTAGAGGTTGTAGCTGCCGCCATAATCCGGCTGTTCTTTATCTTGAGCTCCTTCTTATTGACGGCAAGGAGAGAGTCCGGACTGCGTTTCAGGTCAGACGTCTTCAACGTAATGGCTGATACGGAAGCTCTTGGCCTGCCTGACTGCGTCCGCCTTATCTCTACCTCGCCGTTGTGAAGGAGGATGTTCTGATTGCCTTCTGTCCGTGCTGCCTCCCGGCTGAGGTCATGGCATTCTCGCAACGCCATGACCAATGCCAAGGGAATCAGCACTAACGTAAAAACCTTTATGTAACTAAAAAACCTACTAAACATTGAAAACAATTAACATTAACAAACTAAAAGAGTAATTATACGCACTTGCTCTGCACGGTCTTGATGAGGGAGGTAATGGTGGCGAGATAAGCAGGATCTGTAGCATACTTACACCCCGCTCCGTCACAGATTCTCCGTGCGAACTCAAACGGATCATTTCTGTATGGCCAGGCATCCTTATAGCCCGGCTTCTGGAAGAGCCGCTCATGCTCCTTCAGGCAGTCGCCAATAGTCTCAAAATCCTTGAAGGCACGCTCCACGGTATAGTACCAGAGGTTCTTGCCCTTCACCTTGCAGACCGACAGGATGCGGTCTGGCGCCTTGAACTTCTGGTTAGGCGTCTTGAAATATTCGTGGGTCTTCACCATGACGATGGGACCGTCCCACTGGCTACCCTTGGTAATACCGAAGAGGTTAGCCTTGCCGATAATTCTCTTTCCCCATCCCGTCTCCAGTATGGCCTGGGCAGTGATGAAGGAAGGATTTATCTCTGTTTTGGCTGCCAACGCCGCATAGAGCACCTGCTTGGCGAAGGCTATCTGAGTTTTTGTTGCCATATCTTTACGTAATATATATAATTAATAATGTATACCTATAGCCACCCGACCGGAATTACGGAACATTGTCGGGTGCATCCTTTTCTGAAAAATTGATAGGTCCACCACTGATATATTCTCCCCTGTCATTGAAGTCCTTCATGCGCTTCACGAAGTTCTTCGGGAATATCGGGTATATTGCCTGCACGTTCTCGATAATGGAGAATATCTCGCGCACCATCATGAACACGCAGATATAGGTTCCTATCCATTGCATCGGGCCAACAGTAGAGCCCTCTACGGTGGCATGGCTTGCGAAATTGCTGAGAATCATCAGGAAGACGTAGATCACGATCTTCTTGGTGAATCGGGAGAAGAAGGATTCGCTGGACGCATCCTTGTGGATAAAATGCTTCCACACGCCCAAGATGGTGTCAATAGCAATGGCTATGGCTATCCACTTGGCGAACTCCCAGTCCTGATACACATACTGGAACCCCTCCGACACAGCCGTCAGAGGAAGCGAGGTGATTGCTATCATCGGTATATTTCTTTTATATTGTTTCATAACATTTCGGCCTTATGTTTCTAGACGTTGCAAAAGTACATAATTATTCCGAGAGAACAAAGGACCGCTAGTGCAGCATCTGGCGCATCCGGTCGTGAACGCCCAGGACGTCAGCACCGGTGGCATTGAGCATGAGGGTCCAGCCATAGCTCTGCAGCTCGGCAGAGACAAACGGAATGATCTCGCAGTTGGTGATGCTCTCACGGTCCATCCAGTAGAGTTCATCCATCTCTACGTCTGCCATGATGCGTGCGTGAACCTTGGAGAGCATCTGGAGGGTGCGGTCGTTGGCAATGACCCTCTCAAGCATGTCCGAATTGTTGGGCAGCTTCATCGCTACCGTTACGGCTATGCGCTGGGTACACTGGAAACTTCTGCGCCCGTCGCTCTGCATGTCCACCTCGCCGTAATCCACGAAGAGGAAGGAGCCGGTAAGCTTGTCGATGCGCTGCTTCAGCTCGTCAAACGACTGGCCGTATACATAGTTGTCTATCTCGGGAACCAGCTGCTTCTCCGGCAGGTTGTCCAGCGCACTGAGCACGGTGTCATATTCTTCCAGGTTGCTCTTGCCCTTGGTGGCAATGCCCTTGACGATACCTGCGGCAGCAGGAAACTTGGCGAAATACTCGAATAAATCCAATAACATAAGCTTTTACGATTTCTGGTTATATAATCTGTTTAACTACCTCGAGAGGAAGTCCTACTTCGTCGGCTATCTTGGCCATTTCCATTCCGGACGCCTTCAGGCTCTTCACTCCCTCGATGGTCTTCTTCCGGAGAATGCGCAGATAGGTGAGCACGTTCATCTGCTCCACCTGGTTGGCATTGCCCAGACCGTCCTTCGAGAGGTCGTAGAGTGCGTCGGTGGCATCGGTGGTGATACTGCTGCCCTTCTGCGGCAGAAACTTGGTGAGCAGGGAGAATTCCGTCTTCGAGAAGAGGAAATTGTTGACTGCAGTAAAGTTCAAGGCTATCGCCCGAAGCGTATTTGCAGGCAGCTTTCTGAACTGCAATGCCAGCTTCTGTGCTTTCTCGGATGAGTACTGCCCCTTGCCGAAGTAGAGTACTGCAGCCAGCAGCGGCAGGCTTTCCTCGCCCATATCCAGCAGCTGGCGTGCCTCGATATACTGCAGGGCTGTGAGCGAACAGGTGAGCGACTGGAAGTCGGTGTTGATATCATAGCCATAATACGCCTTCTTATCTATAAAGATGAGGGGCAGCTGCTGACGGCAGAAACAGAGATCGAGCACTAACTTATCGTCCTTCTCCTGAAAGATGAAGGTAATCTGACTGGCTATTGACATGAAGTTCTCCAGAACCTTCTCGTCCCGCTTGATTTTATTCAGGTCCCACTTCATCATGTAGCAGAGGAACAGACATTTGACGGCGCCTGGTGGATACTGCCCATTCTCCATGAGGGAAAGCAGCTCTATCAGCTTCAGATATTGGCCAGAAGTGAGTAGTTCCCACGAGTTCGGGATTTCATACTCCTTCCCGTTTGCTCTTACGGATATCGTCTTTTTCATAAGCTTATGGCATTAAGTACATGTTGTCGTCCGGACGGTTCTCGGCAGAGAAGGAGAGGAAATCGTTTCCTTCCTGAGCATCGAGAAGCATGTCCACATTATGCAGCAGGTCTTCTACCTCCCCGTCGAGCTGAGTGGCAAGCTGCAAGGCACGGCTTGCCTCGTCGCTGCCGGAACGGGTAGCAGTGTTGTCATCGAAGAGATTGCGGATGGTGGCAGGGAACTCCAGGATATCGAAACGTCTCAGGGCCTTTGCCACGGTCTTCTTCACCAGGGCGCGCTTGAGCATAGGCAGCGCCTTCTGGGCAAACTCTACGAACTCCGGATCTTCCCCACCCTTCTCTAGCCGGTCGAAGTATGCGCCGATGTTCTCATCAAGCGCCTCCTTCTGCAGGGGAACACAGCGGAAGAAGAAGAGATACGAGAGGTCGATAGGATAGATTTCGTCGAATTCATCGGCAGTATCTACCTTCAGCTGGCTGAGCATCTTGTAATAATTGGTCTTGCGCCAATCCTCCATGACAAGACGGATATCATCGGTTTCATCGGGGCTTATCTCTTCGGCAAGCTCCGAAATCAGCGAATCCATCGCATTGAAGTAGTTCTCCATATAGGAACGCTTCATGCCTTCCAGTTCGTACTTGTAGAGATTGATATCGTTCTTCCGGCGGTTCACGGCATCGAAGACAATCTGGGTGGCTAGCGTAAGGTTCGCCATGGCAGTGCGGAGAAAGTCCTTGATGCAGCTATCCTCTTCCTGGATGGCTACGATATCAGAGAACGTGCTGCCGCCAATGATGGCGACAACACGCTTGCTGGCAACTACGGCAGACCCCTGAAGGCTGTCGAAGTCGGAGCTTGTATCAGCACCAGGTGCGCAGTTGCAGAACTGCGCATAGCTGCTGAAGAGTTGATTGAGTTGAAATTTCTTTTTCATGCCTGTTGCTGGTTAAGTCGTTGGGATGGTGTAATGTCTTCCTGCCGCTGGGGAACCTCGCGGTAGAACCCCAGTCTGCAGCCTTGCTTGTAGAGTTCCGGGAAGTTCATGCGCAGCGCCCAGTTGAGCGGTTCCGCGCAGACTTCATCCTCAGAGGTGAGCGACATGATGTAGATGAGATAATTATAATAGGTGTCACTTCCACTCTTGGAGATGACTCCATCCTTGTCTACTGCAGATATGGCAGCATCGAGACCTACCGAAGAAAGGAGTGCTTGCTCGGTGCGCTTGTCGTAGGAGATGAGCGCCTCGATATATTCCTTATACTTGAGGTCAATGGTCTCCACCTTCCATGACTGTTCATGTCCCTGAGCATCCATGAAGGAAATGGAGGAGAAGCCCTTGCCCTGGTTATCTGCACCGGAAAGATAGGAACTGAACTTGCGGACCTCATCGCGGACGTAGCGAACCATGCACGACTCCTTGAATTCTGTACCTATATCGATACCGTTGTACTTCAGCAGCTCCATATCCTTCGCCTTACGCCGCTTATTCTCTTCGCAGAGCTTGGTCATCTGGGTGCGCTTGCTCTGAATCCAGGCATTCGGAATGATGACGTGAACCTTAGCTGCCAGCGAGTTTTTCAGAAAACTGTTGATGTATCGGGCTGTCTTGTTGCTACCCTGGATATACGGACGGGCACCCTGATGGGTTTCGTTGGCTCCGTAATATTCATCTACGGATTTCTCCCTGTGATGAGAGATTGCAGCGTAATGGTAGTTGTCCACCTCATTGAAGCTAAACTTCGGATATACCTGGTAACCTGTTAAGCCGTAGGCGAAACGACCTACTATCACCTGTTTGAAGTCGCTATAGGAGACGAGTTCTGAAGCCACGTCCTGACGGGTAGTTGCCAGTCTGCAGTACCGGTTCTCCATGGCTTCCAGTGCAGCCACCGGCTTGCCCATACCTATCATCTTGCCGCGGGTGAAGCGCCACTTCACGAAGAAGTCTCCGAAATAATAGAAGTTCTTGATGCAGGTCTTGCAGAATTCCTCTACTGAAGGAATGCCGCGGGAACTCCAGGAGTCGAGCCATTCCATTACTTCAGGCTGCTCCTCGTACTTGCGCACCAGCTTGCCGTTCTCAATAGCCTGCTTGTATACGGCGAGTCCGTGACCATAGAGCATCTTGATCTCCTTGGAATAGAGACGAGGGAGCAGTCGGTTCTCCTTAATCTCTTTGGTCACTTCGTCGCATTGCTGGTTGTTGTAGCCACGCATCAACACCTGGTATCCCTGTATGCCCAGGTAGTGATGCTGCTGCATCCAGAGCGTGCCTCCGAACGGAGACTCCAGGAGTGGCGACTGGAAGAGCTGCTCTGAGCCCAAGGCAGGGTCACCCTCGCCCAGCTGGAAGGTAAAGGTGTTGTCATCGGCGAGATAGATGCCGGCGTTGCCATACATGTCTATTTCATAATCCTTGTTCATAGCCAATTTATTTTGTGAAGTTTAAATCCGTCCTGAGGGAAGCCCATGTACCTGATGAGGATGCGATAGCACATCTTAGGTTCTCCATCTTCGTCTGTATAGAGGAGATAGTTCTCCCCGTCAATGGCGAAGCGTTCCTTCGGCAACTGGGTGCGATACTTGCAGTGATGACGTATCTGCAGCTTGGCACTCGCCTTCCCCTTCTGCCTCGAGTAAGGAAAGAAGACCAGGGTAAACTCTCCATCTGGGAGCTTGCTGATCTCCCTTGCCCACTGCAGTGCCGTGATACCATCCATGATGATGTTCTTGGTTCCTTTCTTACTCATAACGATGCGAAGTTAGCGAAAAATTATTGCCCTGCAAAAGACCGGGTGCACCCCTGGGGTGTCATATTTCCGAGAATCGTAAGGGCTGCCCCTCAACCTTCCTTCCCAGCGGTGCGTGCACGTTTGGGTGAGGTGTTTTTGGGAGTTTTTCTCCCAGCCGGTCCGCTTGGGCTGATTATCAGCATTTTAGCATTTATACCCTTTCATTTTCCGTAAATTATTGATATGCCCGTGAAAATTATTACTGCAGAAATGCAGCATCATTCCGCGTTTATATCTCGAAATTGTCCGGTAAATCGGTAGGATATGTACTTAATTCCGCCTTCACGGCATCAGAATAAAGGCCGTAAAGCAGATAAATCATCGCAGAAGGCAGCTGTGTGGTGAGTCCTGCCTGGTTCTTGAGCTGCTGCTTCTTCTCGGAACTCTTGTCAAGTTCTATCTTTCCGTCTGTTTTCTTCAGAGGAGAGACCATGATGGCGCTGCACAGGTTCTTGCACTCGTTCTCGTCGATGCGGATCACAGGAAGAAGCGGACTGCGTTCACCGAAGAGCATCTGACAGAGCTTGAACTGCTGCCAATGGTATATTGTTGGAGCATCCTCGTTATAGAGTATCACCATAAAGCCATACGACTCCAGGGCAGCCTTCAGGTTGAGCGAGTCGGTAGTTATCTGTTCCCGTTCCTCCCTGCGCTTGTTACCGGCACGGTCTGGATAGAGATAGATAGTCTTATTTACGGCCGCAGATCCGAAGAACTGGTGCACCTCTGCCACGAGGTCGTTGTAGTCCTTAGGAAGGAAGGCGAAGAATTCCTTGATGATATCGAGACGTCTGCCGTAATCTTTCTTCTGGGCAACGATGAGCGACTGGAAGTTGCCAGGGTCATATCCCATGTAGAGCGGTTCCTGAGGATCGTAATGTAGAAGATACTCTGCCGTAAGGATAAACCTATCCTTCAGATTCAGACGAAGAATGGACTCGTACTTATAGCTATCCTTGAACTGATGCCTTACGTGGTCGTAGTTGATGAAGAACTTGTTGGTCACCTCCTTGTGCCGGATGGCGCAGATGGCGGTAAGGAACTCGTCCGTGTCAAGGGTATCCAGCTGGGTCTTGAAGAACTTCGGTCCGAGAATGTCCTTGTTGCAGAACGAGGAAGCACGGATGTAGTAGATGGCATTTCTCCTCATGTCAGCAAGGCGGGGTTTCCATCGTGCCACGAAGGAATTGAGCTTTACTGACTCAAGACGCATCTTCTCCAGTAGAACAGGATCCTTGGAGTCTCGCTCCTGCTGCTTGAGAACGAAGAGACGGTAAAGGCTCCTGTTCAGTTCCAGGGATACGGTGGCTATCTCTTCTATGAGCTTCGGGTTCACCTTCTTCTCGTACTCCTCGAACCAGTCATCCTCTCCGAGGTCGACACGGGCGGTATCACTCACGCCCGTAACTCCCTCGTAATAAGCAGAACACCGTACATTGGCTGGACCTCCACGTAAAGACGGGAAGAGTCGGGTCTTCAGCTTCTCTCCACTATTGTGCTTCATCTCTTCCACGAATGCGTGCACGGCATTTCGACCTGCCACAGATTCCGGCTGGTCGCTTGACACGAGCTGAAGGTGGGCGCCATTGCGGAATATTACACTATGCTTGGCATAGGCTATCGGGTATCGGGGCTTCCGGAAGTGGGAAGGCAGCGTGCTCTCCCCTACCACGTAATCGATACCATATTCAAGCATTGACCTCTGCTGCCCGTTCACCACAACCTGGCGGGAGAAGTATGCCTGGATGTTTGGCCAGACATTGGTCATCAGCGCCACATAGGTCTTGTGAACCAGGAAAGATAACTCTCCCGGCATATCGTTGGCCACACGTATCAGGCGAGGACCCGTCACGCCTTCAGTCTTACCTCCGGCACGGGCAACCTCTGCAAAAAGCATATTTGGGTCGATGATGTTGGCAAGCAGCTGCATGTGGTTCATGTAGTAATGCTCGAAATCCCCAAGGGTATTATCATTCAATATCAGTTGGCTCATCACTTAAATCCTCCACTATTTCTGCTTCCTGAATATCAGCATCACGAAGCAATCGTTTCTTTTCGGAACTCTCGATAGGCAGACCATCAATGAGCGAAATATAAAAGCCCCTGTTGTGCTTGGCAGCAATCTCTTTAAGGTTCTTTTTCTGAAAACCTAGCTCTTCAGGGGTGACCTCTGGGGTAATGAGGAATACTACACCAAGGTCTCGGTCAGCTTCTGCCTGCTCGGAAGCACGGCGTCTGCATTCCAGCGCCTGGTCCATGCATGCCTTCTGCATCTTGTAGTCGCGCTTGGCAGAGCAGAGCTTGGCAAGGTCCTCGTACTTGTTGGCAAAATCATTTTCCCAGACCTTGATGCTTACGTTGCAATCCACATTGAAGTAAGATATCGCCTGGTTAATGCGGGTCATGCAGGTACGGACATCGAGGGCGATCTTCTGCTGCGCGGCAATGCGCTGCTTGAGCTGACGGGCGCCACGGGTAATATTACGTTCATACTCGTAGATTTCAGCTGCCCATTGCAGCTGCTTCAGAAAGGTCTGCACATCCTCAGGAATGCCTTTGCCCTCACCTGTAGTCAGAAAGGTGGTAATTAGGTCTGGATGAACGCTCTCCAGTTTCTCTATCTCGCTTTTCATACGCCAAACAGCTCCTTCCTCAGCTTCAGTTCTTCACGATCCTGCATTCGCTCGTTCAGTAGCTTGATAGCGTCGAGATCTCCATTGGCTGCCTGCTCAGCTATCTTCTCATCTGCCTTGAGCTGAGCCTGCTCAAGTATACCTCCGTTCTTGACCATCGAAACGCAGGTTTCTGCAATCTTTCGTAATTCCGTCTTATCCATCTTGTCCGTCTGATTTATCTGATTTGTCACTATACTGCTCCATCACCATCTTGAACATGCGTTCACGCTCCTGATGACGCTGGAGGTTCTCACGGTCGCTGGCACGTTTATCCTTGCGATCATCTCTTTTAATGTAGCTCTTGTAGCGCTTGATATTATCGAGCACGTTCTTGTGCTTATGAAGAAACTCGGCAGGATCCTTCTTGAAGAGCTTCACGAGTTCATCGAATTCCGACTTACCCTTCAGCAATGGATGCTTATATAGGAACTTGCCGGTATCGTTGTACGCCTTCAGCTCCTCGAAGGCTTGAAGGTTCCTGATGCGGAGTTCTGCCATGGCAGCCACGTCTCGCTCCTTCGGCTTCTTATCCAGGAGTTCGTCGAGTTTCTTCATTTTACGCCAGGTGTTGATGCGGTCGTTGTAGATGACGGTTGCCATCTGTACGTCCTCATTATAGAGATTATCCCAGTCGATGTTAGGATATTCCTCTTCCTTTTGAACTACTTTTTTTTTGAGTCATCAACCTCCTGGCCAGCGACATTCTCTTCTTCATCTGAAGACGTGTTATCCGGGACTTCTTCATCTGAAGGATTATCGTCCGGAGTTTCTTCATCTGAAGGATTATCGTCCGGAGTTTCTTCATCTGAAGGATTATCGTCCGGAGTTTCTTCATCTGAAGGCTTGTCGTCCGGAGTTTCGCCCGTTAAAGTATTACTTGAAGCACCAGGAGGGTCTTGACCATCGTCCGTTAAAGTATTACTTGAACCACCGATAGGATTTTGCTCCGCTCCGGTTAAAGTTTTACTTGAAGCATCATTTGCGTTCTCATTTAACTTCTCAAAATAGATTCGATGATCTACAATGTCTGCTCCATCACACTCATCCAAAAGAGCATAGAGAATCTCGTCCGCATAACGCTTAGGATCACGGGAGAAACGGGTAAGCTTAGCATGGCGAGGGTTAACATCCTCCAGGAGAGCAAGGTCGGCTTCAGCATGGCTGATCCCTCTGAGCTTATTGAATACTTGCAATTTTTCTCTTCTGTTCATAAATTATTATATATTATAAAAGGTGCGCCACCCTTTTGATGGCGACACACCTTAAAGTAAAACATCTTAAAATTAAATGAAGCTATCGCGTTAAGAAAGTGTATTCTTAGAAGAAGGCGATGATGCTACACTCTTCTTCTGGTCACCACTTGTATGACTTTCGGCATCAGAAGAGGTAGCTGCTGCGACTCCAAGCGGATCTTCTGCGTACAGGCAAGGGAGATCGACTGAAGTGCGCTTGAAGGTAAATGTAGTATAGCGGCCATCCTTATCGTCCTTGGTCTCAGTATTGTTGAGAATCATAGGACGCTCAGGTTCTCCGACGATGTACCATTGAGTATCCTTCACATGCTTGTACAGAACGATGAACTTGCCTCCAGCATACTGCTCAATGAAATTGTAGAGTTCCACACGGGTACCACCCATGATGATTACCAGGTTATTCTCTCCCGAAGTCGTAATATCTCCCTTCTCGGTGGTAGCAGTAAACGTCGGAATGTCGTGAGCATCAAAAAGGAAAGCTCCAAGTCCTTCAGCAATTTCCGTCTTGAACGGAATCGCCTTGACCTTCCGGTCTTTATCCGGTTGAGGGAAAGCCTTGGTTATATCGACAAGAGATGTCGGTACCAACACAACCTGGTAAGCAATGGCAGAACCATGGGTATCGCGGTCGGTCACGTCGTCAATAGATGTCAGAGCGACGAACGCTGCCATGGAGACTCCTCCACCTACGCCTGCAGTAGGTGTAGGGTCGATAAGCATCTGAAGAAGTGATACGATGCCTAACAGCATGATGACCGTCATGAAGAGCATGCGTCCCTTGTGCTGGGCATAATGGTAACCCTGGTTAGGGTTGTAAGTACGATGGCGTACTGGAATATTGTTTTTCTTCATAATTCTTTTCGGAAAATGTAGGCGGGGTTCACACCCCACCTACTAGTTTAATAACAAAAAACATTATATATTATGAATTAGCGCCCGCCAGGAACGTTAGGCTGGACTGCCTTGTTGATGGTTCGCTTGCCACCTACACGACGCTCAAGTTCACGGAAATTGCCGTCCTTACCAAGAATGACCATAATATAGTCGCCTACCTGGGTAGGAGTCCATACTGCAGTAATGTTGGCAAACTTATCGCTCTTGGCGATAGTGAGCTGGTGCTTGGTGTCACCCTCACCAATCTCGATACAGTAGGCAACGCCAGCCTTTGCATTCTGGATATCCTCGATAGTGGTTGCAGTCGTGGTCTCGTCGGTAATCTGCCAGAAACCGTTTGCACCATTAATCTCTGCACCGATGACAGTAGCAGGGAGATTGGTGAAAATCTGCTGGAACTCGTAGTCGTTGTCGTCCATGGCAGCCTTGCTGTCAAACTTGCGACCGGTGAATGCTGCACCGCAGCCTTCCTTCCAGGTGCTCCAAGCGCGAACAGACTCCATCTGCTCCTCCATTCTGACTGCTAGCATCTCACCTGGGAGATACTCGATGAACTGGATATTGCCAGGAACATCCATGAACATCCAGCAAGACTTACCCTCGTATGGCAGCCACTTAATCTGTATGGTAGAGTCCGGAACACGGTTCTTGTAACCGTTAGGACCTGTGAAGTCCTGATCCTTGCCGTAGGTCTCACGGCAGTTGGCAAGCCACCAATCAATGTGGTTCTCGTTGAGGTAGAGAACGTGGTTGTCGATTGTCATACCCTCAGAAAGGTGGGTCTTGACATCGGTAATAAACTCCTTAACCGCATCCAGCATATTGGCCGAAGTATAGGTATTGTAGCTCTTGTTGGCAAATGGCTTGATGCTGTAATCGTGAATATAGCGAAGCAGGGTGTACCAGATACCTGTACCCGCATTAAGGAAGCTTGAAGGCTGGCCAGTCTCTGGCTTCACGTAGATACCACGCATACGGCGCTGGTTCTGTTCATCCTGAGCCTTCTTGAGAAGGTTGAGCAGGCAGAACTCAATCATAGACCACTTGATAGGGTCAGAGCCCTCCTTGTTGAGGTAAGCGATATACTTACGCTCCAGTTCCTTCATCGGTCCGAACTTCACCTTGATCATGGCGTCATCTACGTAACCCATCTCGTTCTCGAGCTGCATGCCACCCTTGTAGATTTCACCCTCCTGATATCCCTGGGATACTTCATCGAAGAATGCATTGAAAAGAACATCACGGTCCTGAACGCCATAACGAACAGGGAAGAACTCTGTGAGATTACGAAGCTCAAGAATGCGTGCAATGAGAGCATCCTGGCGAAGGATAACGAACTGGTCGCCCAATCCGGCATTATTTACACCGTTGTAGTTGGTTGAGAACTGACCGGAAGCGAGAGCCTTGGTATCACGGAGTTCGTTACGACTCTGATGGTAATTGTAGCGCTGCTGCAGAGCTGCCGCATACGCCATTGCTTCCTTACGGAAAGCTATGCCGGTTGACTCGTCTGGAGTAGAGGAAGACGCAAGTGCAGGATTAACCGCAATCTGGTTCCAGCGCTTCTTCATATCAAACATAGAGTGTTCAATGCCGAAGAGATAATTATCGTTCGACTCGAAGCCGTTGATAGGAATAGAAGGTGCGGTTACACGGGCAGATGGCTTATCAGGGGCTGTCTCGCCTGCCATCTTCTGCATGTTGGCTGTGAGATTAGTGATTGCCTGGGCGAGCTGCTCGAAGCTGACGTTCTGCTGGCTGTTCTCGGTCTTCTTGCCGTTGTCATCATCGTCATCAGGATTATCATCCTTAGACTTACCTGCCTTTGAGACTATTGCATAGAGAGCATTGATCTGCTCCTGATGCTTCTTCTCGTCGGCGGCACTATTCTCTGCTGCGAGGTCATCCATGAGAGTACTCTGGTACTCCTTCTGATACGCCTCGCAAAGAGCCTTGTACTCATCTGCAGTAAGGCTCTTGTTCTCGAATTTCTTGGTGAAGCCAAGTTTCTCGAGAATTGCGTTAAGTTTTGCTTTGAAATTCATAAATTAACCAATTAATTTAAACATTAAAACAACTAAAGATCAAACAAAAAACTAATATTAAGCATTAACTAAATCCGTAAAGATTCTGCGCTCCCGTGTAGGCTTCGCCAAGCTGGGCTACTTCGACTATCGCCTCCGCCAAGGTACGCTTTCCGTCAATAAGCCCAATCTCTTCGGCTGGAGCTGTATAGAAGCTCTCTCCCTGAAGAACCGGTGCGTCATCTCCCAGTTCTGAAAGCTTGGAGCGCATAGCTTTCACTTCTGCCAGGAACTGCTCGTTCATCGGATCGAGAATATTCTTAATGTAATCCTCAGACTTCCCGTCCTTCAGATCATCAAAAATCTTATTCTTCATAGATGATTTCGTAGCCTTGGCCACAATCTTCTTTAATCCCAGCTTCTCGAAGTATGGTTCGAAGTCCCAGAATGAACACATGGTTCCAATGCATCCAACGAAGTCGTTGTTGGTCGTAGCGTAAAGCTTCTGACCATGGCAGCCAATATAATAAGCCGCAGATGCGCAATATTCCTCATAGATGGCGAGGATAGGCTTTTTGGCGTTCCGTAGAGTCTCGCTCAGTCGGTCCATGTACCAGGCTTCTCCTCCAGGGGAGTTGATATGAAGGAGGTGGGCAGATATCTGAGGGTTATTCTCTGCGGCCACAATGTCCTGCTCCATCTGCTTGGAAGAGAAGTACCAGTAGCTGTTTGCTGTCACGACTCCAAACACACGATGATAGGCGATAGTTCCATCGGTCAAAGATGGTGAATCAAATTCGTCCGTGAGCTGTACTTCTTTGGTATCGTCGCGCTGAGATATCTTGGAACATATCAACTGAAGAGCCTCATGAGTCTCATACTGATAATAAGTATGCGTCTTGAGATACTCTCGAATCTCAGCGTCCGTCATTACCTGTTCTTCTTTTTTCTGCTTTGAATTAGCCATTACGCCATTCAATGGGAACGCTGTCACCATCAGCTGGCGGTAGGCATCCTCAGTAATCCATAACGGCAAAGTGGAAAGCAGAAGGGTCTGTATTTCGTTCATCTTGATTAAGTTTTCCACAAAGGTACATATATATAATAGGTGTAGAAAAGACCTCAATCCAGCGGGTTCGCAAGCATCTTGCACTTAACAACAAGCTTCGCCTTATTCAGATGTCTGACGAGCTGAACCTTTGCCGGTATTGTTTCTGTACCTATGTCATACGTACGTGCATCAGGAAGTCCAACACTTGCGAGCGTGACGATAGCACTACGAGGAGCCTTCAGTTCGTTAAAAATGCTCTCGTCCGCGATATCAACAATAAATGTCTTACTACAATCCCAGTATACACCTCCATTTTCTTCTGTCATCGAAGGTTCGAATGTGAACGGATCGGCGCTGAGAACGATGTTTCTTTCTGCGCCTCCGAGAGAGGAAATTATTAAAAGACAGGAAAATTCTTTCATAACGTTTACTTTTAGAGTGATTATTACTAATTTATGAGTGACAGATTTTTATACTCGGTATGTATTAAAAATAATTAAATACCTCGTTTTTTTTGGTATTTTCGAGAAACCTTAGGAAATAGGCGCTGTCTGTACCGGTAAAAGTTCTTCAGAAGCGCATCGGACGATATAGACTCAAGCCTATAGGTTCTGATGAAATCCTCGACCACATCCTGGTTCCTTTTTGGTCTTCCCTGCTCCTCATTCTCGAGCATAAGACGATGGAACTCGAAATTGAAGAGAAGCCGGATATGTTCCTCTATCTTCTTGGCTGCTGCATGAGATAGATAGTTATAATAAGCAGGATCCTTACCTGGATGACCGTCCATGTTCGAGCGACGGGATGGCAGATAGATCTTGAGATTGCAGTCCGGCGAAACCAGGCTGTGCGAGTCCGGCTTGGCCATACAGTTCCACACCACATGATACAGATCTGTAGTGTAAGGGATTTTTATTCCACCCGTTTCTGGTTCAATTTCCAGCTTTTTTTGAATGTACTCTGCCAGATATGGCTCGATTCTGACAGAAGCGATTCGTTTCGAGAGACGTTTTTTTCTTTCCATATTATTTTTGCTTATTTTTGCTTCCTACCGTCCTACAATCCTACAAACTGCAGGTATTCAAATGCAAAGATACTAAATATCAGCGAGTTATGCAAATTTATTCAAACATATTTTCGTCCTACACACTCATTTTTTCGTCTCCTACACGTCCTACAATCCTACAAATTGGGGTATTTTGTAGGATGGAAATGTAGGAGACGGCAAAATGTAAAGAATCCTTATTTCCTACATCGTCCTACAATCCTACACCAGTTCCTACAAACATACCAAACACAGAAAAACATCATAAGATACTGATAATAAGATAAATAGATAACAATAATAGTTTGAAAAGAAATGCATTTGTAGGATTGTAGGATTGTAGGAAGGTGTTTTTCTAAAAATTATTTTCAAAACATCGCTTTTCACGGTTATTTTTGCAAAATTAGGGGGTACGGGGGATTTTGCGCGCTCAGACCACACGTATATGTAAAGAAATGCCCACGCTAGTCCTCTCGGATTTGCGTGGGCAAAATTATGCAAAATTCAACTCATTTTTATGTGGAAAATCTTTGGTTTTCTCGAATATTTTTCGTATCTTTGTATCGTTAAATTGGGGAATTCGTACCTGATGTAAGGTAGTAAAAACAGCCCTTTTAGAATGGCGTTCCTCCCTTCTTTCCGGCGTCAGTCTCATCAAATGGGATGGTTCCTGGCACATATTCCGCTTCCTGACCGTTCGTGTCTGCGGGTGGAGCGTTTCTGCTTGAATCCTGCTGGTTCTGATCAGCCTCGCCACTTGTAACCTCACCACGCCTGAAATCGATGTTGTACATCTCCATAAACTTGTCGTAGTCGATGATGATTGCACTGGTAGAGGTGGAACGTTCCTTGCGGACTCTAACCATTGTTTCCTGGTCATCCTGCTTGGCCACTTCCACCGTTTCCTCCCAGGTGAAACGTCTGGATGGTACAGTTCCAATATATGATGGATGAGAGCGGAGATTTTGTTCGAGTGTTGACAATGTAGTATTCTCGCTGTTGTATCCACTTCTGTCATATATGGAGTATACGCTGCTCAGACGCAGGAAGAGTACATGGGTACCAGGATCGAAACCGAATGTCTTCTTGTCTCCATGGGAATCCTTACCGGTAACACTCTTTGGCTGCTCGATGAGCATCTCTCGACCTACAAGTACCTGCTTGGTATCAATCATATTGTTGACGGCATTGAAGAACATGGCAAGCTTATCGGTGCTTCGGATCAGTGACAACTGGAACTTAATCTTCTCCTGTACGAGGGAGAAGAACTCCGCATACGTAAATGGCAACTTGAGCTTGGAGTATTGTTCTACAAGTTTCACCATGCCAAGAAAGAGAGAAGCCGTCTTCATGAGTCGGTCCATCTCTCCAGAATTAATTACGTCGCTTTTAAGCTCATTGTAGGCTTCCTGCTTGAGTGCGCGGAAATGATCCATAACTACGGGTCTCAGCGACAGCACTTCCAGCAACACGTTAGATAGCCCTACATTTTTCTCTATATTCTTGAGCTCCTCAAACAGCTTAGTCTCCTCCGGAGTTCTGTTCTTAGGCTTAGGGACCTCGCAGATGATGACACGACTCATCAGGGCATTATCATCTCGCTGGGGAGTTTCCTGGCCGCAGATAATAACTGGCGCGAACACCTTATCATTCTCGATATCCCTGCCAGAGGTTCCTCGCCGTTTCTGCTTACCGTCACCATCATACACAATACCCTTCAGAGCTTGAAACTTGGTGTCTGATATATCTTTGTTGTTGTACTCATCGAGAACTACCGGAACATCCCTGAATGTACCCATGATGGTGCTCATGGCCGCATCGGTACCTGTATTGAGGTTAAATATCGGGATGGTTGGACTTATAAACAGAGAGCGGATAGATATCGCAATCTGAGTCTTACCCGAAGACATTGGACCCATAAAGAACGGTGCGGTAAAGAGTCTGTCAAGGCAATGAATGTTACTTCTGAAGGCGCACATCAGAGCGAAGACGATTGCCCATTTGCCGTTATCATTAATTTTGTACACCTTATTCATCAAGGATGCCCACTGTTCGAATGTAACCTGCTTGGTGATTGGAATATCATCGTACACCAACTGAGATATCAATTCGTACTTATCGGATTGCCTCCCGGATCCGGCGTATATTGTAGAGAAGGCAGGGAGGTAGTAATTCATGTGATTGTGAGTCACTACACCCAGCTCATTGACCTTCTCAAACACATACTTTCCATTCTCGTCTTCGTGGGCAATGCCGTTGGCGAATGCAAAGAACTGTTCATCGGTCTTTCGGCTCATTCCTTCAGACTGCTGGTTGCCATAAGTCTGTATCTCGCGGCATTGTACGAAGTGACGACTCATATACTCCTTTATTCGCCTCCACTGCCATTCTTCTCCGTCTGTGAAGTTCACGCCTTCGTAGTTGATAAGAACATCCTCGATAGTACTCATCTTCTTCAGAGAACTCGACAGAACCTCAATATACAAGGGCTTATCGAAATAACGGCGGTTCACCTTCAGTACGCGCTTGTTCTGCTCGAAGTCCTCATTGAAAATATGAAGCAGAGGAACCATGTAGAAGTCTGCAACCTGAGAGAATCCACGTCCGTTCTTATTTTGAAACATATAGCAGACTGGTATGCCCTGCTTATTCAGGCGAGGATAATACTTGCACTCGCGAAACATCTGGGCGTACTCGCCTTCCCTCGCATAGCTAGGAACCTCGTCCCCGTCGAAGTCGTCATCATACAGGTCGTCTTTCAGGGCATTCGCTTTCATGACATTCTTGCGCTTGCTGACGAATGGCTTACGGATCTCATCGAACTGCCCCTTAGACAGACCAAGTTTGCTGCAGTAATGATTCTTGTTTACTGTAATTACCGTCTCTTCTGCATAGCTCGTCAGCTCTATACACCTGGTAATGATTGGAACCTTGTCGCCAAGGAATCCAGACAGTAGATCGCCATGTATACGTATATAGAAGTCTATGAACGACTCTACCATATCCTCATGCATTACCCGTATCTGCGAGATACCCGCCTTATACATCTCCACCAGGGTAGACAGATAGCTACTATCCTCTCCTGTAGTGGAATCTATGCTGCAGCCCTCTTCAGTGGTCGCAAAATAACAACAGATACGACGTAGATTCTGTATATCAGTAGAAGAAGGGGTTCCGGCAGCATATACGATAGGATTGTCACCATAAGACTCCATGAAAGCATCGATTGACGATGTTATGACTGCCGGCTCATTATTTCGCAAGTTTTCCTTGAGATTATCCATGCCAAAGATACCATGCTGCATATCCTCCTTTTTGACACTGTCAATGTTGCGACGGATGTCTCGTACCTTATCCTCCAGGATTGTCATCTTGGTATCGAAATCCCTAGCCATGCTCTTCATATACTCAAGACGGAGTCCTGCGTCATGGACGCATGCAACCAGGTTAGATATAGTATTCATAGCCGAAGCTATAACGGCTTCATCCTTGCATCCGCGAGGTACCAGCATTCTTTTCATTGCCTTCGGAAACGTCTCCTCGATATCGAGGAACTTCTGTTTTGTATTTTCTTTATAGAGCTGGCCATAATTATCTGGATCGAACCCCTTAGGAAGTCGTACGCACTTGACGTTCGCACCAGCCTTCAGAAGCAGTTCACAGTTCTTGACGGCAGCCTTCATGCCTGCAGCATCAGCGTCATATATCATGACAACAGACTGTGTAAAGCGCATGATAAGTCTTACCTGGTCATCCGTAAACGCTGTCCCGGAACCTCCTATTACGTTCTCGACCCCATACTTATGAAGAGTGATTACATCAAACTGCCCCTCTACCAGGTAAGCAAACCCCTCTTTTGCAATAGATCGTTTGGCCTGATAGAGTCCGAAAATATGCTGACCTTTTCTGAAAATCGGCGTCTCGCCCGTATTTACATATTTGCCAGCTTTCTCGTTCGGGGTTACTATACGCCCGGAAAACGCGATGACTCTTCCCGACACGTCGTAGAATGGGAACATGATCCGGTCTCTGAAGAAATCATAGCTTCTTCCATCTTGTGACTTGCCGAGTACCCCAACATCAGTAAGCAGCTGCTGGCTATATCCTCGCTCGGTAAGTTGGCGCATGGCCACATTACCTGCAGGAGCATATCCTACGCCATATTCTGCAAGCACCTTATCGTTATAATCGTATCCGCGGCTTCTCAGAAAGCTCTCTGCCTGCGAGAGGTTGCCCTGATAGAATTTCGCAGCAGCATCGATAGCAACACGACGAGCTTCGAGGAGCTTGTAAGCGGCGTTCTCTTCCGGAGTAGCTTCTTGCTCCGGGAATTCAACGCCGGCTAGCTTACAGGCCATCCGCAAAGCCTCTGTGAAGGTTATCTGGTTATATTTCTGCAGAAAATCCAAGACATCTCCATGCTCTCCGCAAACGAAGCAATGATATGTTTGTCTCGTCTTGCTAACCATCATGGAAGGATGGCTGTCGTTATGAAACGGGCAGATTCCCTTATGATTAATACCAGCCTTCTGCAGATTGATATAGGCACCGATTACATCAACAATATCAAGCTTACTTTTGACGTCATTGATGAAATTTGAGTTGATTTTAATATTTTGCATAATTTATTGATCAAATAGATTAAGCTGAAGAGAGTCGAAGGCTTCAGATATAGTTATACTAAAATATTCGGCAACAGCTTTATATTCTTGCGGCTTAATAGGCTTGCGCCCAAAAAAGAGATCCCAATATCTCACCTGGTTGATACCAGTCTCCTTGAAGAAGTACTTGCTAGGATGAAAATCTTCCAGATGCCGGAAGCGGTACTCCAGTAGCTTTTTCAACCGATTTTCCTTAACGACTTGATGTTTGTCATCTAGCCTATGCCGAAGAGCGTATAGACGAACGGCCATCACGGAACGGTTGAGTTCCCTGGAAAGATCTTCCAGGCTCATTTTCCCGTAATTGTCTACCAGGTATGCGACTTCGTCTCTGTTCCATTTTTTGTTACTCATCATTACAAATAGGTTTGATTGTATATTCAATGTATCTTTTAATCTTGAGACAGAACCAGCCATTAATACATGCTCTGATGCTGTCACAGGTTGCGCACTCCTCAGGAACCATGCTTATTCTGATTTAAAATGATCAAGATAATAAGCAGATACCTGTGCCAACGTGCGTAGCTGAAGCTTGGCTTTAATATTCTCCCGATGACGTTGAACCGTCTTGACTGAGATGTAAAGCCTATCAGCAATTTCTTGTGCACGCAATCCTTTAGAGATTAATTTTACGACCTCGAGTTCTCTGGAAGTCAACTTGGAATCCAGTTTAGGCTTACAGATAACTCCTTCCATTCTGCACTCACCTCTGAGTGGACAACCAACTTCCTCGAAGTGGAAAAATCCATCAGCGTCAATATCCGGAGTATGAGCATCGTACTCCCCAAAGTTACATCTGCAGAACCTTGAAACGATATTAAACTCGTACACCTTTCTATTCAGTTCGCTTGCTGTGTATAGCTCGCAGAGAGCCTTGAATGCATGAGGGTATCTGGTCTTGATTAAATCAAGCATCTCCTCAACAATCTCGCGGCTATTGACCGTAAGTTCCTGGACCGGCTTGCCCAGGGGTTTGTACATAACATCACCCTCTGGGGTATTGTAAAACTCAATCAACTCCATAATCAGTCCTCCGGAAATAGTTCACTCTCTTCCATACCTAGATACTCAGCAACAAGCCCTCTGCAAAGAGCATTAGGCTTAGACTTCCCCTGAATCCATCTATAGACGGAATTATTAGACACCTTGCATTTAGTTGCAATCTCTTCCACAACCTTGCAACGAGGATATGGAAGGCTTTTCATGTACTCACTAAAACCCATATTTTTAAATTTTTGTTTGAAATTATCTTTTTGTGCGATATTTTTTGTATATTTGCACCGTGAGAATTATTAACACGCTGCAAATTTATAACATTTCGGTGATATTGCCAAACATTTCACTGATTATTTTATATTTTTTCAGCATTTTGTTTGAAATTATAAATTATGGGTACAGAAGTAACTGCAAAAACCATCAATGAACGAGTAAACTCTATCATTGAACGAGAAGGTCACACCGTTGCAACATTTGCAAAGAAAATAGGTGTACCATGGACGACTATCAAGAATATCGTATCGGGTAGAAATGCCCCTAGCTACGATATCATGGTAAAGATTATCAATGCGGTAGATTGGGTTGACGCCAACTATCTGGTAATGGGCGAAGAACTTACGAAAGGCAATCAGGCAAACCTGTTGACTATCGTTGAGAGACAGAACAAGACTATTGAAAGCCAGCAGAACACTATCGATAGGCTTACCAAAAAGATGTTGGAAAAGTAAGGTTTAAATTACCGTCATATTGCACTGTTTTGCGAAAAACGAGCCATTTTATCAAACATTTGTTTCGTTTCAACCATACAACTGTTTGAGTATCTGCAACTTGTTAGATTCGCAACTCGGTGCATTTTCGGTGTTTATTATGTAAATTTCCGAAATTCCCTGGTTGATTATCAATTAGTTACACTGCAGATTTAGGGATAATAAAACATCAACTTTTTTG